ATTTCTCATTTAAGATGCCTACCCTAGATAAAAATGGAGAGCCTCCGTTTTGATACAAGTAACATATAAAGACCACATGGGTTCAGATCTATCAGTTGTGAATGCAGCTCGCGTATCGTTTGGTAAGGAGAAGGAAGCTCTGGGCTACACTAAAATTGGTGATGATCCCAGCATTCCTGTGATCCATGATACAGATAAAAACCTGATAAAATATCTGGCGAAGCATAGACATATGTCACCTTTTGGGCATTCGTTTGTGTCCTTTCATGTTAAAGCTCCTGTGTTCGTAGCTCGGCAGTTAGTTAAGCATAAGTTTCTTAGGTGGAACGAAATATCACGCCGCTATGTCGATACAAAACCTGAGTTTTATGAGCCTAGTAAATGGCGTGGAAGATCCGAAGATAAAAAGCAGGGAAGTGAGGGGGTAGTACATATATATATGGATCAGGAAATGCAGTGGTGCAGACAACTGGCTTCTTATGAGACCCTCATTAACCACGGCGTCTGTCCAGAGCAAGCTCGAATAGTACTACCTCAAAGTATGATGACTGAATGGTGGTGGAGCGGAAGTTTGGATGCTTTTGCAGATATGTGCAGCCTCCGATGTAAGCCTGACACACAAGAAGAGACAAGAATTGTTGCTGATCAGATCAGTAAAGATATGGAAAAATTATTTCCTGTTTCTTGGCTCGCTTTATTACCTCAATAACATTTATAGATAGAAGGTTATTTACGCATGGAAGAATGGAAAAAGGAATCTACTCGTAAAACATTTATTACCTACCGATGGAGAAGTTGGACTGTAAGATCTCTCCCTTACGATGAGGTCTGGGAAGATGTTTTTGAACTGTACGATAAAGAAATGTTTGTGATGCAAGGTTCTCTAACCTCCTGCATGAACAAAGCTGAAAAGGAAAGCCGACTCGAGCTCGAGGATCATGAGAAATTTATACCTCCTCGCCGCGCTATAATCAGACGTTTAGATCAATCCGAAATAGGAAGGGCTATGGTTAGAGCTAAAATGAACAAGACCACTTAACTAATGTAGTTTCATTTTTAAGATGTCTAAAACAAGGAATAATGAAGAATAAAATAGAATGAAAATTATTTGGCGCCGTATTTGCCTTATTTATCAGGCTTGGTTGCGGGAGTAGGATTTGAACCTACGACCTTCAGGGTTGTTGGCAGTTAATAAAATCAATAACTTACAGACACTTTATTCTATAGACAACTAACTACGCATTTTGTTAAGGTATTAGTACAGGTAGGAGGATGTGATGTATAGCTATCGTGAACAAATTGAAATGCTCGATAATATTATAGTTAAAGAAGGACACGGGATAAATATTAATTGCCCCTTCTGTGGAGGCCGTAAAACATTAGGTATAGCAATTAAAGATGGACGTAAATTATGGCACTGTTTTAAGATAAGTTGTGGGGTAAGAGGAGTTAAGTCTGTAGGTATGTCTACCGCTACTCTACGCCGGAAACTTAATGGTGTATCTACTACACAAACAAAATCTTTATTGGAAATACCTACACTCCTATCCTCCCCTCAATACCACCCTGCCGTTTTAAAATATCTTGAGGACAACAATAGTATCGAGGCGTATGAAAAAGGTTTGATACGAGTTGAATACGCACCGGCAGAAAAGAGAGTGTTATTCTTTTCTCAAGAGGGTGCTGGAGCGGTAGGTAGATCATTAGTGGGAGATCTTCCTAAATGGAAACAATATGGAAGAATAGAGGGAATATTAAGGGTAGGATCAGGAGATACTGCCATAGTTGTTGAAGACGTAAACTCTGCCTGTGTAGCTAGTCTGTTTCACAATTGTTCTGGTTGTGCTTTGCTAGGCACTGTGCTAAGCCAACAACAGAAGTCTGAGTTATGCACTTTTGATCGTGTAATTATTGCACTAGATAAGGACGCAAGTAGAAAATCTATTAACCTTAAAGAAAGGTTAGAAGGAAGAGTAAATGTTAAAGTTGTATTTCTGGAGGAGGATCTTAAATGTGTAGGACACGTAAGAGCTCAGGATATCCTAGGGATATAACAGGGTATACTGGGGCTTATCTTAGTTCAAGAAGAGGTAAGCATCATAGAAGTTCAGTACAGATATTGCAAAAAATATGTGCAGATTCCTTAATATGTATGTTTAGGACAAGAGTATCGTCATGGGTTCACCCAGCCCTTGCCCCACCATCTTTGTGTTTGGTAAAGACATTTTAAGTATAGCAAAATAAACTTTTACAAGGAACACGAGATTATGAAAGCACGAGGTTTAATTCTCATAGATTATGAGTTGCCCGGTGGATATATGGAAGCTGCCGAAGAGCAAAAGCGACTAGAAGAAGCAATGAACACTTTGGTACGAGGAAACAATCGAGTTTCCTATTATCAATGCGATATTAAGGAGAGGCGTGGAGATGCCAAGCCAGATCTCCGGAAGCTCAAAATAAGAACCGGATAAGATAAAAGCCCTCGACTAAAAATCGGGGGTTTATTTTTCGTTCATACTAATGTATCTATTAATCACCTAACGGAAATTAACAAGGTGACCATGCTAGATACATCAATTTTAAAGTCCCTATTAAACTATGAATTCTATGAGCAGAATAAGGGCAAATTAAATCGTAAATTATTCGCTGATGAAATTAGATCATTATACACAGTACTTACGGCAGCTCACGAAACCTACCAACACGATCTTACTTGTAAAGAGCTATATAAGATATGGGAGACAGAAAACCCTGTATCTACTCGAGCAGAGAAAGCAGACATTGAGGACGTAATATCCTTAGTCGATCTTGAAGAGGAATATAGTCCTTCGGTAGCCTCGGATGTTATCAACAAACTCTGGCAAAGAGATGTAGGTAAGAGAGTAGCCAATATAGGGCTCGAGATATCTGAAGGTAACCCTCACGCACTCAAGAAAGCTCAGGAGATGCTTGAGCAATACAGTGAGGGGTTTATCGAGGATCAGTTTGGCCCAGACACAACATTAGATATCGATGATCTAAAGCACGACATGGATAATACCAATCGTGCTAAGTTTAATATCGAAACCTTGTCTCGTCATGTCTACGGGATTCAGAAAACTGAATTTGGAATTATCTTCGCTATGTCCAACGCGGGTAAAACTGCTTTTGTATGCAGCTTAGCACTAGCCCCCGGTGGATTTGTAGATCAAGGGCATCGAGTCGTAATCTTAGGTAATGAGGAAGCTACTCGTAGAACAGTTGTTCGAGCTTACTCCTCCGCCACCGGACTTACTAAAGAAGAGATACTCGAGGACACAGAAAAAGCTAAGGTAATATTCCAAGCTCGCCATAGAGGTCTCATAAGCTTTAAAGATACCCAAGATTGGGATCTCGATAAGATCGAGGAGTACATCCGTGAGAAAAAAGCATCGATAGTTTTTATTGATCAGGCTGATAAGGTTATGATTGGCGGTAACTTCAACGCCAGCCACGAAAGGCTCCGAGAGTTATATCGAAGATTACGGGAAGTAGCTAAAAGGCAAGATTGTGCCATCTTTGGAGTTTCTCAAGCATCAGCTGAAGCCGAGGGCAAGACGCGCCTATCCTATACCATGATGGAGGGCAGTAAAATCGGCAAGGCTGCCGAAGCAGATCTAATCATAGGCATCGGAAAACATGATGTAGATCCTGATGATAATGTCCGGTTCATAACAATCAGCAAAAATAAAATAAGTGGATGGCACGGCACTATAGCCACAACAATCCACCCCCAAATTTCAAGGTACACGGAGTAGATATGTTTAACCTAACAGGAAAAGTCCTAGTATGGGATTTTGAGACCACAGTAAAAGAAATCAACGGAAAAATTGATAACTCACCATTTAACAAAGATAACAGATGCGTTGGTGTATGGTGGTGTATGATAGATAATGGAACCATTGGGCCAGTGCATAGGCTTGTATGGAACCACAATGAGAAGCCCCAGCCTGATGGGAGGGATGCGTTTCAGAAAGATTTAGATCAGGCGGATCTGATTGTAGCGCACAACGCTAAATTTGACACTATTTGGGCATTAGAGCTCGAGTTTCGTATCAGCTGCTCGATCTGGTGTACCATGATTGCCGAATTTGTTTTTGCAAGAGCTCAGCAAGTATCGCTTAGTTTGGAGAATACGGCTATCCGCCGTGGCGTTACGCACAAGAAAGCAGATCTAGTCAGCGGAATGTTTAAAGATGGCATCGGGTTCGAGGCAATGCCTTTCGATACTGTTGATGAGTATGCCGAAGCAGATGTGATTTCTTGTGCAGAAATATACCTAGCTCAAGTAGCCGAGCTGGATGAAGATGCAGGGCTCAGGCCTGTTATAGAGCTCATGAATGAGATGCTAGAGTTTTTGGTTGAGATTGAGCGTAATGGTATCAAGATAGATATAGAGGCATTAGATAAAGTTGAGGCTGAGTTTATTGAGGAGAGAGACTCACTAATCGCTCGTCTAAACGAGATAGCTAGATGTGTGTTGGGGGATACTCCATTTAATTTAAATAGTGGCCCCGACCAAACAAAGATCGTGTACTCTAGAGAAGTCACGGATAGGAAACTACACGCTACTATATTTAATATAGGTGTTGGTGCTAATGGTAAGCCTTTACCTGTACCTCGAATGAAACCAACTAGGTTTAACGCCAGTGTTCGAGCGTCTACTAAAGTAGTAAAAAAGACGATAGCTAAGTGCTGCCCTGTCTGTGATGGATCAGGCAGACAATATAGAGTTACTAAAAAAGGTGAGCCGTACAAGAACCAACCTAGGTGTAAAACTTGTGGTGGAGATGGCGCCGTATATACTGAGACAGGGGAAACTGCCGGTCTTAAACTATCTCCCCTGAGCCCTAACTACGCCAGCATCAACGGATTTAAAGTTGATAAGATTACGAATAAGCTACTAATTAATCAAGCTCGATCTAAAGGTAATGATCTGGCTGTTGAGTATCTTGAAAAGATGAGCCGGCTAAATGCTGTAAATACTTATCTTAACTCCTTCGTAGCTGGGATCCAGACATGGGTGCGTGATGATGGAATTCTTCATGCTAACTTTAATCAGACTGTAGCTCGAACAGGGCGCCTAAGTAGCAGCAATCCAAACTTTCAAAATATTCCAAAATCTCAAAAGTTTCCTGTCCGGCAATGTATTGTAAGTAGGTTCGGAAATTCGCATTCGATCATGGAAGCTGATTTCTCTGGGCTTGAATTTAGAGTCGCAGGGGAGCTTAGCAGAGATCCTCAGATCATCGATGATGTTCTGTCAGGAAAAGATGTACACAAGCAGACTGCTTCTATCATAAATCAGTGCTCTACCGCAGAAGTATCTAAGGATATGCGTCAATCAGCAAAGGCGTACACATTTGCCCCCTTGTATGGAGGTATGGGTATGTCAGAACCAGACCATATTCAAACGTACTTTAAAACGTACTTTACCATCTATGTAGGTCTTAAAGATTGGCATCGACAACTAATGGATGGGGTGCTGAAGGATGGTATAGTTCGCACTCCTAGTGGTCGAGAGTTCTTTTTTCCTAATGCCAAACGTCTTGGGAATGGTCGTGTGACCAATGCTACTGCGATAGTCAATTATCCCGTGCAAAGTTTTGCCACAGGAGACTGTGTACCTATCGCTTGTATTCGCGCGCTAAAGTATTTTCGAAAGCACAACTTAAAATCTAAACTTATTTTGACGGTACATGACTCCATCGTGGTGGACTGCCTTTCTGAGGAAAAAGATAAGGTAGTGGCTGGATTACAATGGGCAATGGAAGGTGTCAAAGAGGATCTACATAGCCGGTTTAACTACACTCCCTCGCTTCCTTTAGACATAGAAATTGAGGCAGGAAAAAATTGGATGGAGATGAAGGAATTAGTTTGACTAGTTACACTAACTAATGTAAGATTTAGGTTCCACTTATAACAACAGGAGTTCGGAAACATGAACCAAGTTGCAGCGATCAACGAGGCAGAGACCAAAAACATTCTTTCAGAATTAATGGGAGAACAAGAGCAGCAAATCAAAATTGATTTTCTTAAAATTAATCATGATGGAGAGGACAAGCAGGGCCGTGATGTAAAAAAAGGCTCAATCTCTTTATCTAATCAAGAAGAACCTGTGTACGCACAGGAAGTTAAGATTCATGTACTAGCCCAATATTTTCAGTACCGTGAACAGGATGAAAAGGGTAAAGTACAGAATAAGACTATCTTAATGACAGACTTCCGTAAAGGGCAGCCAATTGATATGCAGGGAACTCTGCGTTGTGGTAAACCTACGAGAAAAGCTCTTAATCAAATGAGCGAAGATGAGCAGAAGTTCTGGTCAAGCAAAGTGAAGACAACTCGTATTATTAGAGGTGTCATAAACTATACTGGCAAAACGGTAGATGGCAAAGAAGTTACTGTAACAAATGTACCTTTCCAACATTATATGAAAGGCTCAGGTTACAATGATTTTGAGCACATCGTAGAGTCTATGCCTTATGGTAAAAAGTTCCAAGATTACATTATTAATGCGAAAACAGAGAAGCGTGGTAAATATTACTACACAACTTTTGCTGTAGATTTTGGAGCTCAGGCAGCATTCACCCCAACTCTAGCTGAAACTGCAAAAGTATTTGTGGAAATGGCTAATCAGGAGAATACCCGTATCACCGAGAGATACAATTCTTCCTTATCCTCTGGAGCCACCGGAGGTATTGTGGATGAGGTTTACGAGGCAGTAGGCCAAGATCTGGACGCTGACGTAGCTTAATTGGGAGGGCTTCGGCCCTCTCTTAACCCATAAATTATAGGTGTTTATATGCTTTCTATTATAGAGAGCCAGCTTCGTGCTGTCCTAGAGGATCTGTCTAATGAGCAGACCTTGGAGTTTACTGCAGAAGATAAGGCAAAAGCAGTAGAGCAGTTCGCAGCGGCTTTAGACAAGCAGCTTACCCCTCGGGAGAAAGATCCTAGAATTCGAATGTCGAATATAGGCCGGCTCCCGTGTCAGCTGCAGCAAGAAATACAATTAAAGTCTCCTCGAGAGAGAATGCCTTACAATCACTGGATCCGTATGGTGGTTGGCGATTGTGTTGAGATCCTAGTACGAATGGTGCTGGAGAAGACAGACGTAAATGTTACATCTGATGGTGATGATGTAGAGCTCAATGTCGATAAAACTAATGTTAAAGGCACTAGTGATATAGACATAGATGGTGCTGTCTACGATATCAAATCCTGCAGCCAATATGCATTTAGAAATAAATGGAGTGGGGGTTTCCAAGCTCTCTATAAGGCAGATGATTTTGGGTATGTGGGCCAGTTATATGGCTACGCTGATGCTCAAGGTAAGAAAGCCGGTGGCTGGATAGTAGTCGATAAATCTTCTGGAGAAATTAAAATCGTTGAGGTCGATGCCTCTAGCGAGCAGGAAGCTTTTATTCGCCAGCATAGGGAGCACGTTGTCGATCTTATATCGAACAACCGTCCCTTTCAAAGGTGCTTCGAACCCGAAGAGGAGACGTTCTTCCGTAAAAAAACAGGCGGTAAAATCCTCAACAAAAGCTGCTCATGGTGCTCGTTCAAGCAAACGTGTTGGCCCGAAGCGAAGTTCCTCCCAAGCCGCCACAGCAAGGCCGAAAAGAAACCTTACAAATGGTACACGGAATATCCTGATGATCCAAACACAATCAGCGAAAGCTAAGGGTCGCAAGCTGCAGCAATGGACTAGGAATAAAATTTTATCCCTTATCCCTGCGCTCGAACCTGATGACGTTAAATCAACAAGCATGGGCGCCGGAGGAGAAGACGTTCAATTAAGTCCAGCTGCGCGCAAAAAGATGCCTTTTAGCATCGAATGCAAAGCAAGAAAGTCGATAGCGGTCTACTCATATTACTCTCAAGCAATTGAAAACTGCCCAAAGAATAGTGAGCCTTTGGTTATAATTAAAGCCGACAGGAAAAAACCTCTAGCCCTAGTTGATGCTGAATATTTTTTAAAATTAATTTCCAAAGAGAGGTCTAAATGAAAGTAGATGATATCCCCAAGAACACTGTGATCCTAAAAATTAAATTAGGTCATGATCCTGACTCCCTAAATGTAGCCGTAGGTCACAATGTTGAGACTAGCGATTTTAATGAAGAGGGCTTATCATTTATTGATGATCTAGTGGCTGGTCTGGGTCTTCAGATCGAGCATTCTATGGATACAATTTTAGCAATGGGGCGTATGTCTAATATGATTAGGGATATGATCGAGGATGAGGACGATGATATTGCCTTTGAGCCCGATCAGAAGCTTCTTGATGCACTTGATAACAAAAAGAATGGGAATGTAATTCCTATTAAAAAGAAGGTGCATTGATCATGGTTAGCCTAGACGCGATAGACGCAGTAAATCATCCGCCGCACTACCAATCAAATATAGAATGCATCGATGCAATGGAGGCTATGGCAGAGGGATGCGATATACCTTCTCATCAAGCTTATTGTTGGCAGAATTGTTTTAAATATCTTTGGCGATGGCCTTACAAAAATGGGATTGAGGATCTCAAGAAAGCCCGTTGGTATTTAGACAGACTTATCCAGAAAGTAGAGGAGGATAACCTTGGTAAAAAGTAGCGATTATATTACTGCCTTTGAGTATTTTGATGAAAATAATGAACTACTACGGGATTCAAATACTTACTTAGGAAAAAGCCCACTTGATATGGTTCACCATTTTGCTCGGGTATACGGGCAAGCAACAGGCCATGAGTGGGTTAAAGACACAGATAAAGATCTTCTAAGACTGGTTCTTTTAAAAGAAGAATACGCAGAAGTTCTAGCAGCAACTAAAGCTGAGGATCTTCTCAAGGAATTAGCTGACCTAGTGTACGTCACTTATGGTTATGCAGCCACATTCAACTGGAACCTAGATGAGGCAGTACGGCGAGTACACGCTTCTAATATGTCTAAGTTAGATGATGAAGGCGATCCCATCTATCGGGAAGATGGGAAGGTTCTCAAAGGGCCAAATTACCAAGAACCCGACCTAACAGATTTAATATGAGGAAGAGTAATGATTAAGAACGAATACGGGCCAACAATAAATATTTCAGAAGAAATTCACGCTTTAAAATATCGTAGCGAAGGAGAAACCTTCCGCGAGGCAATGACGCGAGTAGCAGAGTCGCTGAAAGATAATGAAGGACACTTCGATAACTTTAAAACAATCCTGTGCAATCAGAGATTCCTACCCGCTGGCAGAGTACAATCAGCAATGGGAGCTCCTAGGACGGTAACGCCTTATAACTGCTTTGTATCAGGTACGATCGAAGACAGTATGACAGGCATCATGGAGAAGGCCGGAGAAGCCGCTAGGACAATGCAACTTGGCGGGGGGATCGGATACGATTGGTCTACCTTACGTCCACATGGAGACCTAATTAAGAGCCTAGATAGCCGTTCTAGTGGCCCCTTATCTTTTATGGGAATATTTGATGCTGTCTGTAAGACTATTGCGTCTGCCGGTCACCGCCGTGGAGCTCAAATGGCTACAATGCGCTGTGATCATCCAGATATCGAAAAGTTTATCCATGCTAAGAACAACAGTACTGACCTAACTCAGTTTAATATGTCTGTAATGGTAACAGACAAGTTCATGACTGCCGTGAAAGAGGACAAGGAGTTTGACCTAGTTTTCGAAGGCCGTGTGTACAAGACAGTTAACGCTCGAGCTCTCTGGGATGATATTTTAAGGAGCACATGGGATTGGGCTGAGCCCGGGATCCTGTTTATCGATCGGATTAATCAGAAGAACAATCTACATTATTGTGAAACTATCGCAGCTACTAATCCATGCGGAGAGCAGCCGCTTCCTCCATACGGCGCCTGTCTATTGGGATCGTTTAACTTGGCTAAGTACATTACTAAGATCGATGGTTCATTTATCTTTAATATCCATATGTTGCGAAATGATATCCCGCACGTTGTCCGAGCAATGGATAATGTTGTAGACAGAGCGACATACCCACTTCCTCAACAAGAACAGGAGGCTAAGTCTAAGAGACGCATGGGACTAGGAGTGACAGGTGTAGCTAATGCTATAGAGGCACTAGGCTATGATTATGGCTCAGATGCTTTCATTGAGAAGTTTGAAGAGATCATGACGCTTATTAGGGATGAGTGTTATAAAACATCTATAGAGTTAGCTAAGGAGAAGGGAGCATTTCCTCTATTCGATAAACAGTATTTGGATAGTGGTTTTGCTATGACCTTACCTATTGAGATACGCGAAAGTATTAAAGAGAATGGCATTCGTAATTCACATTTACTCAGTGTAGCTCCCACAGGGACAATCAGTCTAAGTGCTGACAACGTATCTAGCGGCATAGAGCCCGTATTTAGTCATTTCTATGATAGAACTATACAAACATTTGATGGGCCTAGAATAGAAAGAATAGATGATTACGCCTACAGAGAGTTTGGAATCAAAGGAAAAACAGCCGATGAGCTGTCTGTATTTGATCATGTAAAGGTATTGAATGTAGCTTCTAGGTTTGTAGATTCTGCCTGTTCTAAAACGTGTAATGTCGGAGATGATGTTACATGGGAAGAGTTTAAACAGGTGTACATGGAGGCTTATGAAGGTGGATCAAGCGGCTGCACAACCTTCCGTGCATCAGGTAAAAGATACGGAATTCTAAATGCATCTAGTTCTGAAGATGTAGCTGAAGAGGATGTATCCGATAGTAATGATAACTTCATCGAGGAAGGAGGGGCGTGTTATTATGACCCCCAAACTGGCCTCCGAAAATGTGAATAATAGACATAAAAAAACCACCCAAGTCATTGACTTAGATGGCTAGATTATGTAATTTATACGGGAATATACCGTTGGTCTGGTACATTCTTCGTTAGGCAACCCTCGAGCTTTACGGCTCGGGGGTTTTTATTTACCTAATTAGGTTTAAAGGTACTTCAGATACGTTCTTTATTGTATTTTGCATATTCTCAAGCATTGAGTCCTCATCTGGATCATCTGCCGAGGCACTTGCTTTAATAATAGCGGTAGATAAATAATTTATCATAAGATCCTCTAATAAAGGATCGGAAGGACGTTTATTATACCGATCTGCAAGCTTTAAGAAGTAATCAGAACTTGCTAGTAACTCTTTTCTAATAGCAGCTGCTCTAGTATCTGGATCTGCTCTTTCAATCACAGCCCCCATGACAGCTCTTACCCTCGAACCACCTCTACTTAGAGGGCCAATGAAGGTATATATGAGCCGTGTAGTTGCTGTAGCTGCTTGTCTATTAAATGATGTGGATGACTGACCCTTAATTGGGGTAGCTCTCATAGACTGTGCATTGTCGGCAGCCGCATCAATAGTGGTTCGTATGGCATTCATGAACTCAGGTTGATCTGCGTATATTAAATCGCCAATATCCAGTATTGAAGTACGACCATCTAAACCTTCTTCAATATCCTTAACCTTTACCGGCCTAGTGCCACCTGTCTCTTTAGTTACGGCAAACATCCGATTGTCTAAGAAATTTGAGTAGGCTGTCTTTAAACCACGAAGTAGGATTGCCCTATTAGCTTCCGGCTGCTCCCCAATGATGCCCATAAGTTCTGTTACTCGAGCACGACTTTCTCCACCTAGTTTTTGACCAGATCCAAATATCGTCTCAAAGGCTGCTTGCGGGTTAGATGTTCCTTTTATCTGCGAGCTATCTAGTAACTTAGATATTGATGGTGTCTTACCTTTATCAAAGAAGTTACGAAGTACGCTGGTTTCTACTTCAGCCATAAGTCCTGCCGAAGCCTTTTGAGCAGAGTCAAGTATATTCTGCACCTTAGCCTGATCTCCACCCGCTGCTTCTAATCTACGGATAAACTCGTTAATACTGTTTACTTTTTCTGCCATTTCCGGTGATGTTTTTGCCAAGGCATTGAGCTGCTCTGCGTATCTCAATAATTTCTGGGAAAACCCTGAGTAATCAGCCCCATCGATACCGGCAGTCTTTACAGAGTTAGCAAACTGATTCACCGTATCTAGGATAAAATAGTCTGCTATCTTAGAAGGATCGCCAACATCATTTAGAGCAGTAGCTAAGTTAACTGTTCGAGCCATGTTACCACTATTAAGAATTCCCTTAGTAAATTCTTCTGCTTTAGCATCAAATCCGGGTCTAAAGGGCTCAGTACGAGTAACAGTTTTATCAATAGATTTAGCTGGAGTACG